CCATTCTTTAATAGAGCCGATCGCACTCTCTTGCATGTTCATATCTGTGATATAGTACATTGCACATAAACCGTCTTGCGGAGGCTGTACAACAAGATATGTTGTCATGCTGTTCCTGAAAATATATTTAGGGTTAATCTTCCAAAGATCGGGGTCATCGTTGACAAGCTTGGGCTCTTCAAGCTTCTTGTTCCAAAGATCGTCGAGGGTTTGCTGAATGAACTTTGATTCACTCTCAGGCTCCTCTAGCTCGCGGACGATCTCCATCTCGATGTTCGACTTAGTCGAAACAACAGGGTTACCTTCACTTGCAGAACTGGAAGACCATGCCGCTGATCCAGCGTCCCATGCTTCCAATACCTCAAAAGAGCTTACACTTCCGTTGTCACTAACGTGTCCATCACTGTTATTCATTCTAACTACTATGATGTTTATGTATACATCTTTTTTCTAAATCAAACGCAGTAAAATGTGCCTTCATCATCATGCAGGAGGAACCCCCCTCCGCTTATTTGATAGTCGACTTAGAGAGATTTTTTGTAAAGGGATTATAAGTTTATGATTATCTATGTGGACATCGATAATACTATTTGTAAGACAGAAGGGTGTGATTACGAGCATGCTGTACCTTATCATGAACGGATTGCGCAGGTAAACGCCTGGTACGATGCCGGGCATAAGATCACTTATTGGACCGCTAGAGGCAGTGGTAGCGGGATTAACTGGATGCAACTCTGCCTTAAACAGTTAGAAGAGTGGGGATGCAAGTATCATGCATTAAAACTAGGGAAACCGGTTTATGATGTTTTCATTGAGGATCGAAGCGCGTTCTTTGAACCCCTTGGTCTTCCGGAAGAGTTGCAAAATCCGATGTAAAGTGTTGATTAAATGAATTTATAAATCAATCGTTAGAACTAGTCGTCCAGGGCTTCAAGAAAGGTGGTTTTGGACCCTCGCTCTTCGAAGAACTCAATGGACTTCGCGTCGACAATGTCGAACTTGGCTGGGGGAGTTCCCCCATGACCAGGATGTTGCAGACTGTCGTCGAGGTAGGTGAAGAACTCATCTGCCTCACTGTCTTTGTCGTTGACCTTGATGAACGTGATGCCCACCTCGTCCTCTCGCTCGAGATGATGGGTGAACTCACGGATCACCGAGGCGACACGCTTTTTGCTGTGAGGCTCTCCATCACAGAAAACACAGATGATCATGCCGTCCTTCCCCTCACCGTTTGCACGGCGAATCAGGTAGGCATCAAAGATATGCTGCAGCGCAGGATACAGGTAAGAACCCGACTCGTGCTTCATGTCATCAAAGACGTCGACGACATGATCATGTGTCACGTTGTCGTGAATCTCCATATTGTCTTTCTTGCTGACAACGTAGATGGTGAGACCATCAGGGTCGTAGTGTTCGGCATCGCGAGCCATGTCGATCGCCAACTCTTGGATGGCGTTGATTCGACGCTTGCCCTTGAACTTGCCCTTCTTCAGCTTGAATCGCATAGACTGAGACTTGTCAATGATGACGACATAGTCTCGGTTGTGAAGCCGGGCGCTGTTGGTAGAGAGGGTTCTCTCAGCCACAGGTGCACCCAAGGCGTTCGGATCGGGTTCACTACTGTAGTACTCGTAGTCGTCATCGTTCTCGTGAACCGTCACAGTGACCGGAGGAGGCAAGGCATGGGCCTGAGACTCCGCGTAACTCGGCAGACTTTCTGCTGGAGAAGGGATAGGATCGGGGCCCTTGTTGCGACGAAAACGACTGAACATTCTGGTGTTCTTGGATGATTAAAACTAAGTTTATAATGCATTTTTCATCACTTTTACATACCTCAAAGTCTGTGGTATGAACCTCGGTTGAGGCACCAGGTGAAGCCCATCCATCCGATGACCAGACAGGCTGCTAGGAAAATCAGGCCATAGATACAGATCTCGGTGATGATAACTCCGCGGGCAACATCGGTAACATCGCTACAATCTTTGACATGATCCTTGAAGAAAAGGGTACTACCGAACACAATTGTCCAGGCGATGTCGATCGGGACACTCATAATGTTCCAGAGGCTCGGTACCCCGACAAAGGCAAACGTGGTACACTGAGCACCCTGACCGAGCTTCAGCATTGCCGAAACGAAGAGCCAGACCGAGATCAGTTCGGTTGTACAGTGGGCTTTGACACCCACTACGACCAACATCGCAGAAACAAACCAAAGGGTAAGTGCAACAACAAAGAAGGGCAGGCTTGTCTTGAAGCTCATTTTCAAGAGAAATAAGTAGTAGTTAAAGGTGGAAAAGATGGCTATAGTCGTCAATTTTAAAGTTTAGGCACTACATGAAATCTTTTTGATCGTAGATTAAAGTATGTGGAACATTAATGGATAGGTATGGGTTATCGGAATTATAAAAAAGGTAGTATATGTGTATTTTATCAGATGGTGGATTGCGACGTAAGTGAAGTTTAAGTTTCACCATAATATCCAATCTTGTGTCTAGATCCTTATATGTGTACTCTGAGGGTGGTGTATATCTGTCAGGGTTCCATCGAATAACAACCATGGTTTTACCACAGATACCATTTTCGTCATATATATCTGATATTCTTCTTTCATCACAGGCGTAAGATGCATTATTATGTAGGTGTTGTCTTTCGTCGCATTCGTCTAGCTCAACTAAATCTAAGCCAACATATAGTTTATCAGGTCTATACCTGGTACACCCACCCACTTGACTAAGTGATCTATCTGAACAGAGCAAGTGTTCAGTGCCTATATTTTCGTCAATATAATCACTCCATATCTTCTCGATTTTTGAAGCTTTACCCATTACCCTTTCATGACATGCTCTACATATACGATGTGTCCCAACATTATCTTCATATTCAATTGAACTAAATCTACTCTCAAAGCAGAAATCGCACTTATTATCACCAATATCATGTACATCTCGTATATGTTTATCTAATACCTTTTGTTCTTTGTAACTTTTGCTACACAGATAACAGTCTTTCCATACCACTCTAATATCATGGATATATAATTGGTGTGTCTTTAATGCTTGTTTTCTTTTATATTCTTTACTACAATACTCACATGAAAATAGTTTAACTCCGATATCATGTTTGAGTGCAAGATGCGTTTTGAGATGACCCTTCTGCTTAAAAGTGCTATCACAATGGGTACACCTAAATTCTTTTACTCCAATGTTATGCTTATCTGCTAAATGCTGTTTTAGTATCTTATTCTGTTTGAAAGACTTATTACAATGAGCACATGGATAAAGTTTAACATTTATATTATGAACACTGGATTGATGGCTCTTTAGTGCACCTTTCTCTTTAAACTTTTTATCACAAAGTTTACATGGTATGAGTTTAACACCGATATTATGTGTATACATAAGATGCTTTTTGAGTGTTGATCCTCTTTTAAAGCGTTTGTCACAAAAGTTACATTCTTTCCATACTATCCCGATATCATGAATACTTGCCATATGACCCTTCAATGTAGATTTTTTCTTAAATTTTTTGTCACATAAAGTACAATTGTGCCATATAGTCCCTATGTCATGTACATATGATAGGTGACCTTTATAGCTTGTGATTCCTTTTAAAGTTTTCCCACAATGTTCACATGTATATTCTGTCATTCTATTGCTATTGTAAATACATAATTATGTCTCTAGATTAAAAATGAATTGATTGAGGTATTTTCTATGAATCTATTATCTAGCTAAGAATATAATGTCATTACCTGAACCCATTCTGGATCCCAACGAAGACCGCTTTGTTATGTTTCCTATCAAATACGAAAAGGTATGGCAGATGTACAAGAAGGGGATGAGTAATTTTTGGACTGCGGAGGAGGTTGATCTTGCCGAAGACAAAGGACAATGGGAAACTGTTTTGAACGATGATGAAAGACATTTTCTGAGTCATATCCTTGCCTTTTTCGCAGCAAGTGATGGCATTGTCAATGAAAACTTAGCTCAAAGATTTAGTACTGAAGTACAACATGCAGAGATCAGAAGTTTTTATGCTTGGCAAATGTTAGATGAAGCGGTACATAGCGAGACGTACTCCCTTTTGATCGACACGTACATTACCAATCCTGAAGAAAAGGAGCGTCTTCTCAACGCTGTCGAGACTGTCCCATTTGTTGGTAAGCAGGCTGCGGGCGCCCAGAAGAGGAGTGAGGACCATGATTCTAGCTTTGCTACTCCACTGGTCGCTTTCGCTATCGTGGAAGGCATCTTCTTCTCTGGCAGTTTCTGCTCTATCTACTGGTTTAAGAAGCGCGGATTGCTTCCCGGACTTACCTTTAGTAACGAACTGATTAGCCAGGATGAGGGCCTTCACACTGATTTTGCATGTCTTCTATACAGTCTGTTGAACAACAAACTAACCAATGAAACTGTACATCAAGTAGTGCGCGAAGCTGTTGCTCTTGAAAAAGAGTTTATTAACGAGGCTATCCCGTGTGCCATGATCGGCATGAACGCCGGCATGATGTCAGACTACATTGAGTTTGTGGCGGACCGACTGCTAAGCCAGTTGGGACACCCTAAGATTTGGGAGACCAAGAACCCTTTCGACTTCATGGAGCTTATCTCCCTGGAAGGAAAGACCAACTTCTTCGAGAAGCGCGTTGGTGAATACTCCAAGGCATCCGTCGGAACTACCGCTGAGGACCGTGAGTTCGTTATTGACGATGATTTCTAGAGAAAAATGATGATTTATAAGATATAATTAAGAAGGTAGTATGCCTTCTTAATTATGGAGATTGGTGAAGATTGTATTCTCAACCACGAAGAGACTCAAATGATACTGGATTCAGGGAGTCTCACGGTCACCATATGTGCTATCTGCAATAATGATTTGACAGAACTCGATCCTATCACCCAAGGCATCCACCCAGATGCTGAACCAACCTCAGTTCTTCTTGGATGCGGTCACGCATTCCATGCAAACTGCTTCCTTGGATGGGCAACAATTCGTCAGGTTTGTCCACTTGATAACGCTGATATCATTTACCAGAGTAGAGATCAGATCAATGCACTTCAGGTGGACGAGACCAGTGATGGAGAACCAAATGTTCTTGACCGTGACGCCATCATGGACGGCCCTGATCCTTTCGAAAGTTATTATAAGTTTACTCCTCAAGCTGGTCGATAGTTGCAAAGATCTGCCTGGCCTTAGCGATCTCGAGGTTCTTGGTTTGCCAACAGTCTTCCTCTTCGTTGTAGACACAGCGACCGTCGCAAACTGCACAGATCAGAGTGAAAAGGGGTGCCGGGACACGAAAGTTGTTAAACTCTTGAACAAGCGGATCCTCCTCCGCACCGATCAGAAAGCTTTGTGTGCCTGGGAAACAACTGGTCATCATAGCTACCCACGCTTTAGCGTTAAGAAGCTTCTCAAAGGAAAGAGCTGGGGACTCTTCATCTCCAACCAGCTTCAGCTCCGGACCGTGCATAAGCTTCACCAGCTCAGAACGGGACTTAGGCGTACCTCCAAAAGATTCTCTAACAATTGCGTACATACCAGAAAGGTTGTAATTATAAATGTTTATAGATACAATCCGGCGTCAATTTTAAACTAACATGCTAGCCAATATCACAAACACTGCGGAGTCGGATCTTAATCCTCCTCAATTCGGCCTTTTCAGCACCAGTAAGTGATGGATTGAACTGCCACCGTTTGTTGTAGCGCATAGTGCCATGGACAACCGCAAGAAGAAGGTTGTAGATGCTAGAAGGTACTGGGAAGGTCCCTAAAGAGTGATGTTTCGGCTCAAGATCGTCCAGAAACAGATTACTCATCACCTCCAACCATTTGTACCCTATCACACCATCATCAAAACAAAGAAAGAGACTACCGTTCTCATTGTGTAGTGTAGGCCCCACAAGAAGGTGCTCAAGGGCACTTAACGTTGTGGAGTTGCAGCTCCCAATCTCAGAGATTCTTTCCCTAATCTCAGACATTGTTGATACATATTTTACAAGTAGTAGCATGTTCTCTTCACTTTTAACGGCGTCGGCTTACGAAGTAGAGGACCAGAAGAAGCATGGCAAGAAGGAGAGCACCGCTACTCAGGTTGTTGAGGCGCATGTTACTGCTGGGTGGTGCTAAAGGTCCAAAGCTCTCGTCATCTCCCTTCTGTGCTTCCTGCTTTCCCTGAAGGTAACCGAGTTGGTAGCTGAGGACATCGCTCTGATCGGGCTGATTGTCCTGTAGAAGAGGAGTTCCCCAGTTCCAGGGCATGTAGTCACCCCAGGTGTATCCATTGAAGGGATAATCGTAGAAGCTGTACGGGTAGTAGTAGGGATCATAGCCAGTGTCAACGTAGTAGGTGCGACCACAACCACCACGACCACACCCACGACGATGCCTACGTCCACGCCAATGACGACCGCGTCGTCCACCATGACGAGTTGCACGGAAACCACGGCGGCCACGACGGATACCTGCACGTCCACCTCCACGACGACCTCCACCACGACCGCGACCACCTCCACGACGACCACCTCCACGACGACCACCTCCACGACGACCTCCACCTCCTCGACGACCGCGGAAACCTTCAACAATCTCTTTACCAGTATCTGAACTTGGTTGAACGGGTTCGTAATGGAAATTCTCTGAACTGTTTGCTAAAGCTGAACCTAGCAACGATGACATTATATTTATTGGATATAAATTATCACGGTTGTTGTTTCATCTTCTTAATACCAAGTCCGATAATACGACGGTTAGACTCAACCTTCTTTTCTAATTCAGTTATCCTTTTGTTCTGATGTTTAATGATATTAGCGAAACGCTTTTCTCTTAGTCCAACTAATCTAACTAAAGTTCTTCTACTGAACATACTTTTTATACAAAAATTAAACAAAAAATGGTTCAAGACGTAATGCTTACGACTTTAACACTTTGGTTCAAGACGTAATGTTTACGACTTTAACACTGTATGCATCTAGGTTGCCACGGTTCTTAGAACTTAGGGAGCTAACCTTACCTGTTTTGTTATCGGTAAGGCGAATGTTAACCTTGGGAAGTTGTTCCGCGGCATGTCTCCAGTCTCCGAGCATTTCAAGATAGATGCTACTGCTCTTATCGTAAGAGTCGCCCTGAAGAACAGTTGGGCCATAAGAACGAACGAGCCAGTGGGTGTTGGCAATCTTAACAACGCCGCGCTCCTGGTCTTTCATCAGAATCTCAAGGAAGTTATCAGGCTGTTGGTTACCAGGAACAGTTGCAAAGTAGGGATAGTAACCGTTCCAGATCTGAAGAAACAGATTGTTCTCTTCTGGAACTAGCTTAGTTACCATCGGTGCTGCAACAGGGCTATACTTCTCACTGTCAAGTTCGGTATATGTCAGGTTAGTGTAATGCTCAGTCGCTGGGACAAAGTTAATGTAGAGGCAGTAAGCCACTAGCAGTGCTACCAGAAGTAAAAGATAACGATACATATATCATACCGCTAGTAAAAAAGCAAGAGGTATGCATTATATCAATAGTTATGAGTCTTAAAAATGAGCTAAGACTTGTTGGTTTGTTTCACAGTCTGGAAGAAGATCATTATACCACGGCTGTTTGTAGGCAAGAGAGAAATGGTGGAAGGTGCTACCGGTTGGTAAAAGATCAGTAATTGTATTAGAGGCGACAATAGTGACAGGTGTAACCTTCTGTAAGCTGCAATCGTTACCCCAGAGAGCATATGCCTTACCTCCGTAGATAAATGCCCAAGCACCATTCCCTGTTACCTGATCAGCACGTCTTAAAAGTTGACCGTTGTACTGTTCAAGAGGATTGAACTTAGTGTACCACTTCTGGTCTTCAATACGATCCCATCCGGTTACACTTCCGGTTTGCGGGAAGGGACGTCCTTGATACTGTAGTTGGAACCATGTACCAGAATCAAGAGGCAACAACACATGATCAAACTCATTAAACCTCTCTAAAGGTGCTACCAGATAGGGTCGTTTATGGTGAACATAGATACCGAAGGACTGACTTCCACTAGTTGGCGTTCCCTTAAGTGTGATTAGCATATTATTGTACAAACTCAGATTAGGAACTGGCTCTTTGGTCTGAAGTTTAGTGCAAGGAAGACCTTCACCACAAAGATTCATCTCAGTTTGACTGGTAGTGCTAAGATACTCTCCTAAAGTAAGACTACCAGCATTTGCAGGTTCAGGATTAACACCAGCGTTGTCAAAGTACTCACGTGCTGTTACACACGATGCTTGGGTACCATAGCTCTGGATGACACCCTTATGACTTTGACGACAGACAGGCATCTGCAACCAATGTTTCGGGTTAGTCGTACACTCATTTGCCTTACACTCCCCCGTGTTTAGATCGTAGTCCTTCTCCGGACAACACTTGTCTTTACCGGTTGGTACACTTCCACGTACACATTTACGATAAAGAACTTCATCCTGTCGGGGAAAGTGAATTAACCTAAAGTTTTCAAACTCTACAAAGAGAGGAAAAGTCATAATTAGAGATACAGCTGCAATAATTAAGAGGAAGAATAAGAGATCGCGCATATCCTCTATAGCTTCTTCACAGAAAAAGTGCGGTCCGTTTAGAAAAATGTTTACAAAAGAACAATTAATAACGGACTGTATGGACCAAACTCATGGGCTGGACCTTCCTGAAGAATTACTGTTAGAGATATTTAAATACTTAGATTACAAATCTATTGCTTCGGTGCGTGGTGCATCTTCGACCATGTTTCGCATTGGAACAGATTGGACATTGATGGAGAACTTTACACTTGGAGAGTCGCAGAAGAAAGTGCAAAGAAATAAAACAGAAACAATAGCAGAACGACTTCCAGATATTGGACTCACGATGATAGAAAACTACCTTAAAATACGCCCTCTTACCGGTGATAATCATCTTATTAGCAATTGGTTGTTTAATCAACGGTACATGCATTCTGCTCGTATTAGATTCTACTGTACTAAGGTTCTAAGATTACTTTTAAAATACAACCACGATCTTAATGATCCGGATGCTATCAAACAAGCTTTAAGAATTAAAGACGATGGTACAATACTTGGAATGCTTCTAGCCGAAGGTTTTAATCCGAATGAGGTTGATAATATATTAGGAGTCTTCACACGTGGTTCAGATTACCATGCACCATACCTGAGAATTCTGTTAGCAGCTGGACTAAATCCAAACAAAAAAAATGAGAAACATCATCCTTTAAATCTTATTTTACAGGAAGGTGATATTGATAGACCTTATAACAGAACAATCTTAAAACTACTATTGTTCTATGGCGCTGATCCTAATGCACGAAACCATCGTGAACGCATAGGTAGATACGAGGATTATCCTATTACAGCTTTCTTCAGAAATGCACAGAGGTGGATACGACCTTTAAACATTTTTAAACACCTTATAAAAGCTGGTGCTGATCCTAAAAAACCACAAGGAGATAATAATCCTCTCTTAATCATATGCACTAAAGGTATTGCTATGTGGGATAGTGTCATTCCTGTCATTAAGATACTAACTAGACAATGTGGCCTCAATATGGCAACTGTTGCTCAGTATAATCCAAATAATAATAGATTTGTTCGATCTACACTTCTTGTAAGTCCACCA